GGAAGTGCCATTTTATTGCTCCTTTGTCTAATTTATTATACGACTATTGAGGTTGTTTCATCCCCATTATCTTTGACGGGATGCTGTTTTTCTTGATAATTATTTACCGTGACATTGATGGGCTGGTTGGTCTGCAAGGCCGCGACCTCCAACTCAATTGCCTTGAGTATCTCCTCAGCCTGGTTGTCAGGCTTCCCCTCGGGCTTGTCCGCAAATATGCGCTTGACGTCCGCTTCTGTCTTGGCGTCCTGCAATGCCTCAGTTATTCCGGCGTGCAAATCGTCAGGGATGCAATCGCTGGTAAAGTCACGGATGGTCTTGCCTGCGCGCACGCGGGAGATCGCCATGCGCTCCCACTTCGCCAGGTCTTGCTCCGCATCGCTCTGGGTATTGTCATCCGGCACGGATACGGTTGCGGGTACAGGCTTGCTCAATTGCGCGATCTGGTCATCGTCGAGGTCATAGCCAAGTTGCTCCATTGCCATCAATAACGGCACGCCTGCATCCACCAGGCTCTTGAGACTGCCGGCCCGCGCGGCTTCGTCCGCCTGGAAGATGTCTAGGTCTTCAAACGCAAGCTCGACCCGCAAACCCATGGGCTCAAACAACTGTTCATTGAGTATGTCCTCTGTACCCTGCCCTGACGGTCGCACGGTATCCTGCCAGAATGATTTGCGGTGCTCCTCGGCACTTGCCCGGTTGCTCTCGGATCTGAGCATGCCCTCTGGGATACCAAACGCATACTCGATATTCCTGGCGGCTTGGCTGTAATTTTCACTCATCGCCATGTCGGATATTTTGGGGGTGATGACCTCGGGCTTCATGGTTCCGCGCATCCGCATCGCCAGCACACGCCAGGCATTGGATATGCCGGTCATGTTGCGTTTGAAAAAGTTCTCCACCCGTTTGCGTTCTGGCTCATCTATCGTGCCGTCAATGGCAACGATGGTCAATGGCATGGCCCCAGACTCAAAAAACTTGCTGGAGAACCTGGACATGTAATGCAGTAATCCACTATCCGCCAATGCTACAGCAGCCGCTGACACGCCAGGACCAATGTCATCCTCAGGGTTGAAAAAATCCTTGACGTAAACGATGTCCTCTTCCTTCCAGACTGCTACGGTCTGGCCATTGATGGTCTGTGAAAATTGCAGGCTTCCATCAGACAGTAACTTGGGCTGGTTCATGGTAAACGGATTGATGAAGTCAAGGGTCTTGGGTCGGTATGGGTTGGGCAGCTTCAACCAGAAACCAGCCCCTTGCAGCAACTTGCTCGCCTCGGTCATGCGCAGGAAGCGGGAGGGTGAGACCTGGAACGGCCAATCCACCAGGGTATCAGACTGGTTGTAAACCTTGACCGGCACGCTGGAGATCGCATCGCAGCGCAAGCGGATCGAGCGATAGACCAGCGGGACCAACTTGTATGACGCCTGGGTGGTCTTGATCTTATCCCCGTAGTCTTCCTCGGATGACGCCCAGGAGGGGATGTGAGTGATCGCCTTGATAGTCTCGCTATATATTTTCGCCATATTACGCTCCAAATAGGATCTCAAATCCTGTGTCAGCCAGATCGGTAAATGCTCCGCTCGTGCCGTCCACCATGTCGTCGTGTTCTGATTCGGGAAATGCGCAGACTTCATCAAGCCAGGCATTATTCCATGAGCCGCGTAGCAGCTTGACCTTGTGTTGTTCGGCTCGTGCCAGCCAGGTATTTGCCCTGGTTATTTTATCACTTACCGGATTGATACCCCTGAACGGGGTTGCAGCTAAAGACGGCTCCGCAAGCAATAAGTCTAGCATCCCCTTTTGCGTGCCGGTGGTCTCTACCGTCTGCGATACGCCGTGACCGTCTGCTAATGCTGTTTGAGCGATGACCTTGACCAATGACGCCCAATCCCAACGCCCATGTACCACGTCCTGGATAATCGCATCGCCTGTGTCAGTCATGCCAACCTTGACGCCCGCTGTAAAATCTGCCTGTGTCTTTTGCGAGGCTGCCAGATCCCAATGCCTGGACTGCTTGTGCATCGCCGGTAATGTTTCGATGACATCAAACCATTCGCGCCTGAATAAAGCACCTGCGATTTGTACGAACTCCGCCCCGTACTCCTGCCTGTAGATAAGACTTGGTAAATCTTTGGCAGCAGATTCCAACTCCTTCGGGTCAAGAAATGGGTTGGAAGAGGATGGTATCTGCCAGCTCATCCAATCGCCGCCGCCCTGCCCCAGTCGGTACAGCTCGAAAAAGTGGTTGAAGCCTTTAGGGGTGGAGATAAAAACAGCCTTGCCTTTACGGTCTGTCAGAGCCGGTCTCAATTCCTGTTCCCAGACACGCATGAAGTCGCGGACATGAGCGCACTCATCCACTATGACCAGACTGGCACCTTCACCGCGCAACCCGCCTTGACTATCAGCGGATAATACGTTTATCCAGCCGCCTGCAGCTGTAGTTATCCTTCGTTCTCCCCTGAGTACAGTGACCATTGGCAGTTGTGAGCATAACTCCTCGAACAAACGAAATCCAATGTTAGACTTATCATAAGATGGTGCGATCCACATTGTTGCACCACCCTTGAGTAATTCTGACAATCCAAGAACAACTGCTAATCTTGTTTTACCCCATCTTCTGCCACAGTCTACAACCTTATATCTAGCAGGGTGATATGCAATTTCACTCTGCATAGGATGTAATCTCGGAAGGCTAATTTCAATGCTCATTATTCAGATGCCTCGATTTTATTTGAGCAGCACACATTCTAGCAATAGTCTCTGGTGATTTTTTTCTTCCTTTTAGAGAAGCGGATATTTTCTTGCGTGCCTGTTCTGAGATAACTTTGCCTTTAGCAGAATCAGACATATTTTTTCTACCTTCATTCGAAACTATATGACCGCGCTTGTTAATATTTCCTCTAAGGGTATTGGATATTTTTTCGCGCACATCAGCCGGAGTATCATGTCCCATCAATGTCTCCGATATTCTTGCTCTTTGATCTTCTGATATTATCTTTCCTTTTTGTGAATCAGACATCCTGGAGCGCGTTTCATCCGAGAATGTCATACCTAAATTACTATTGGCAATCTTACGAATGTTATATTCTGGATTGAGCATATCTATGTAATGCTGTTCACGTTCTATCAACTTATCTGGATTACAGTTTTCTATAATACTGAATGAAAAATCTCCATATAAATTCCACGAACTTTGTAAATGATTATTGAAATGCTTATTGTTATCCAGCATGATTCTATGCCATGACCATCTCTTGGAAATATTAATAGATGATCCAATATATATTTTATTGGTGACAAGGTTTTCTATCTTATAAATTCCGCTATTCATTCCTTGCCATCCTCGAAAGTCCGCCAGACAAGGTTTATCTTCTCCCCCCCGCTTGTAACGTCAATCTGTTCCTTGAATAATCCTTGCATCTTGCCGATCATTTCCATAGCCTTTTGAGCATCATACAATTCTACTTGTACCCATTCATCCTCCCATACTTCTTTATCTTCAATCCTGCGAGTACGCTTGCTCATTATTTTTTTGATAAGGTGCATGTGTTCTTTTGCTTGTGGATGTGAGAAGTCAAAGAATACAAACCCCTCGTCTGTTATCCTGATAAATGGGAATAAACTTGCTCTTGCTTGTTCGCCATAGCGTGCTATTAGTTCATCCACGCCCATGGCCTTTGCTTTCAGGCGTTTGGATATGGCAGCCTCGATGTTAGGGTTTGCTAGGAGGTCGCAAGAAGAAGAACGAGCTGCATTATAAGAACTGTTTGGATGCAGATCCATGTACGCCATGGTTGCGTTCATGCTGTTTCCGAAGTAAGCATCCACAAATGCCTGCTGTTTCAACGTAAGTCCTTCACTGTTTGGTTTTTCCTTTGGCTTTGATACCTTTTTCTTTCTTGGCTTCGATGTAGGGGGAAGTTCTACTGTTTTTTCTTGGTTCATCTTGTCTCTCATTCACTGGTTGAGGCTTCACGAATAAAGCAGCACACTCCATAAGGGAGTTGGTTGCCTTGGCCTTCATCATGGCCGCAGCGGCAACTGTGTCAGTTGCCGAAATATCAATTGTTATACGGATACCACCGTCTGTTAGTGTCTGGACCTTGATAACCTGGGCAGTGAAGTGGATCGGTTTTACAGCCACAGATTACATCCGGCCAGCCAATTTCAAAACTTCCTCAACCGTTATAACGACATTGTATTTCTGGCCGACATTCTCAACCATCGCCTTTGTCATTATCTCGCTATCGGTGAGTTTATAATTTACACTGGCCTTTACTTCAACGATATGTATTCCATTGGGAGCCACCAGGACAGCATCAAACCCAGCGTATACATCCTGATCAATCCAGCAGCATCCGCATGCTCGTGCAGCTTCGGCTATTTCAGCTTTGTTTCTATCGGGTTTAGCTCGTCTCATGCTTCACCTCTACATGACATTATACATTGTTTATTGGCAAATTCAATACGTCATAAATTCACCGGCACCCTCTTACCCTCGATGATGTGTTCCAGGTACCAGACATATATCACCGCCAGCAACACCGATCTGCTCTGTGATCCGAGACCTGGTTTTTTGAACAGCCTCCCATTCAGTTCCCTGGTCAATGTTGTTGTCATCACGCCACCACCACTGGAACAATATATTTCTCACTAACCCAACCCCTGTCAATTTCAGCCCACCCGTTCACGATTTGTTTAACTGTGACCACTTCATCATAGTTCAGCCAGCCAACCTTGGGATACCACCAGCCAACACCAGCCCGAATATAAACTTGCGTGATCGCTTTATATAAATTCGGTATCTCGACCACAGGAGGAGGAGTTGGCGCATCCCCAAACATCTTTCCGTAATCCTCATCCCGCATAATATTAATATCGAAATGTCCGAGATAAGGATTGACTTCCACCAATTCCTTTATTCTCAAATCGCTGATGAATTGCCATATATTCCAGTGCGTGCTACACGTACCAGGAACGGTGGGTTTGATCTGTTGCTCCAACCATGATACAACAGTTGGCAGTCTATCCATGGGGATGGTTGTCCCTAAGGATGCGATGAAATATATCCACTTGTAATAATACTTGTAATACCATGCCCACCATAGATTATCTACGTCCACCAGCCAATTAACCGCTTGAGGCACGTACTTGTTGATGAACCAGTCACCCGTGTAGATACCCTTGACCCCGTTCAACTCTCGATAATAGTCTTTGTAAAACTTATTCAAAACCTCTGGCGAGTAAGGTTTACCTGTGCCAAAGTTTTTATATTCTTCCATGTCAGGGAAAGATATATTAACACCCCACTTCGAGACAAGTTGATTGGATAAATTGATCTGCCTGTCAAACGAATAGCCTGGGTAGATATAAAAATACTGCCCACAAGGAATAGAATATTTATTACAGAGATCCCGAAATCGCGGCGCCTGGCTATCCTCAACCAGCTCATTTTTGCTGTTGATAAATTGGGACCTGAATATAACAAACGCTAACCCGTTATCCACCAGCTTGTGGAATAGGTCATCTGTCAGGTTCATATTCCAGTAACTTAAGTCACATCCTAGTTTCATCATTCACCTCCAAATACAAGTATGATCCCCACAGCCATCCATTAATTGGGGATCTTCGGTAGCAGTTTTCAAACTTCTCGATGACTGTTTCCATAGTCTCACCACCAACAAACGAGTAACATCTCAGCTCACCTTTCGGCAGCATCTTGCAATGCGCGATCTTTGTTATGTTGATGGCAACCGTGTCGCTCATTTCTTCACCTCCTCAATATATTTATCTAACAATTTATCAATCTCCCCATCATTAATATTATTATGCGCGCTGTAATAACGCAGGATGCTAATCGCTTGTGCAAGGTCAGTATCCAACTCCACTATGCTGGAACGGAGGGCGGAGAGTTCTTGTTCGGCAATTTCCGACAAGAGAGTTTTTCCCCACGAACCTATACCATATTTACCGATAATTTCATCCAATGCGCTCATTTCTGCTCCCCGTCATGAAATTCAGAATATGGCTTTATGTCAATAATCAATTCACATTCAAGTGCTTGACATACACTTCTTAGAAAATCAACAGTAGGATTATATTTTCCTACTTCCATGAGAGATATTGCGTTTCTTGATACATTAGCTTTCTTCGCTAATGCCAATTGAGACAATCCCGCCCTACTTCTTAATATTATTAATTTTTCTGACATTGACAAATCGTTTATTATCATTTCTGCTCCTTTCTAATACTGACACTGCGGTCAGCACGTGCTGCATAACGGGATGTAATTACTTTGTATCCATCGGAAAACTCTACCAAAATACTATTCATCTTGCCGCGTGCTAATATCTTACAGGGCGTTCCCTTA